TTCTTCTGCGCCACCGATTAAATATCCAATAAGTCCCTCCAGCACATAGCATCTCTACAAGAATAATAGCAAATTTTTACTTATTTGTCAAGCGTGGTCTGTTGTTGTTTTGGGTCACATAATCTGCCCAGATACAGTTTTCAGGTGTGTAATCCCCATAGGCATCAACTCTCTCAATAGTCATTCCTTCCTCTGGGTATCCCATATCCTCATAGAAATTTAGAAAACTTTCTCTCCATCTATCACAGACTTTAATACCAAGCGCCCCATACTTATGATATCCAGTAGAATTGGGGTTGTAGCATTTGGATATCATAGTTCTCCATCTACCATACAACTTATCTTTTGCCCAACCGTGGTTCCTTTCCTTTCTGGCGCACCCACAAGATATAGTTGTCCCATTTTTTAACTTCTCTCTCCTTACAGTTTTCTCACCACCACAAGAGCACTTACAAACCCAGTATGTGCGTTTCCCTCTCCTGTCTGGTGATACTGCTGTAAGTCTGCCAAATACCTGCCCAGTCAAATTATCAAACATAGCACCCCCTATAAAGTATTATTTATATTATACAATACTTTAAGGGTGGGGGCAACTACTTCTTCCTCCTGCGCTTCATTTCATTCTCAATATCAACCAATGCCTGCTTTGATTTTAGCATCTTCTTCTTGAAGACTGTTCTCTCAGCATACATCTTCTCCATCAGTTCAGGCAAGAACCCCTTCACATCCTTCCTATACATTGCTCCATTGGCACAGACTGCATAGTCCTTATACATCTCAAAAGTAACAGACTCATCTAGAATCTTATTTACTGTGACTGATGGGTGCTTCTCTTCTACCAAGGTTTCTGGCGAGATATTGTACTGCATCATCAAGTGAGGATATAGAGAGTTGAGGTCAAAGGATGCTACCCAATCATAGACACCAGGTTTAGGTTCTTTAACATAGGCACCAGCAAATTTATCACTCTTATCACTTCTATCCTTCTGAGGGATAACAATATTTCTCCTCTTCAGATAGTTATAGATGATAGTATCCCACATCCTTACCTGATACATGACATCCACATAGTTCACTTTGGCATCATATGCCATAGTGACAGCAAGTTCAATCAGTTTGAGTTTCTCTTCCAACCTGTCAACCAATTCCACGTCAATGATGTTGTAGTCAACAAACTTCTTCCAGTTGCCCCTATAGAAGTCTTTGAAGGTTTCAAACTCACTGTGATCCAACTTCTTCTGTCCCAGTTCAGTTTCAGCAATGAAGTCCAGTCTGTATGATTCACGATTCACATAGGTGAACTTTTTGTATAGATCAAGATAATCCAGTGTAGTAAGTCCAACAATGTCAAACACATTGAACTTTCTTCCAGTGATAGTTACTTCCTCTTGTCTGACCATACCCCAAGGAGAAAGTTGCTTCATCTTTTTCTCTCCCATAATCCTGCTGATTCTCCCACATAGATATGGGATATCATACAGTCTCACATTCCACCCAGTAATCACATCAGGAGTATTGTTCTGCCACCAGTAAAGAAATGCATTTAACATCTCCACTTCATCACTATAATGATGATAGGTGACATTCTTCTGTGTGGGGGCATATGGTTTTCTGCCCCAAGTTGTAATCTGCTTAGTACTGTAATCTTGGATAGAGATAGTCAACATCTCCTCAGAGCAAGACTCAGGGTCAGGAAACCCCTCCTCTGCCTGAACCTCAATGTCCATAGTAACCAAGTTTATCTTCTTGATATCAAACTTGATTTCTTCTTCTGGATAGTTGTCTGAGATGTATTGATAGACATATCTCTCATTTCCATAGATGGGGAATCCATCCACTTCATCATACTTATTGTAGAACTCTCTACAATCTCTAACTGTGCCTGGTTGAATAGGTTCTACACATTCCCCATCAAGTGTTTTCCACTTACTTTCTTTCTTTGATTTAACATAAAGAGTTGGTTGATACTTTTCCCTAGTGGTAAAACTTCTACCATTCTCAAAACCACGAACCAGGAAGTTGTCGCCAACAACCTGGACATTAGTATAAAACCTAAAAGACATATTATTCCTTTACCAGACTCTCATACTTACCTTTCAGTTTAGTATTAGGATCAGCAATAGTCAAGATCTTGTCTGAGTGAATCATAAAAGTATTTTGAGTGGTATAATCAAGCAACCAAGGACTCAATTCCAAGGAAGACTGATTGAGAAGAAATGGTTCAACCAGTTTACAATCAGGTTCTCCCAACTCTGTAGTTACTTCTTCAATCTGTGTAAGAAGAATCTGATTGTTAGTCATAACAATCAACTTAAGATTTTCCATTCAATGCTTCCTCATTTTCTTTGATAGTCTTATGTAGTTGTTCCACTGCATTCAACACTTCCAGTGTTTCTTCCCATTCCCAAGTTTGTCCTTTACTATCCACAAACTGCCTAGTTGCCATAATACCTACTGTATACCATTGTAATTATAACATAAAAAAAGAGGGGTTACAACTGGATTTTGCCAGTTGACCCCTGCGGCGACGATATTCAGTTATATTTAGAGATAGTCCTTACGTTGATGATGATCAGGAATAATCTTTGTTAAGGTGATTGATAGAAGTCCGTCTTCAAATACGACGTTGGAGACCTCTGTGTCTTCAGCAAGTGTCCAGGATCTTTCAAAGTTTCTTTGAGCCAGTCCCTTGTAGACAAACGATCCCTTTTCATCAGATGTTTCCTTTTCCCCCCTGACAAAAAGTTTTCCATACTCGGTGTAAGCATGAACCTGTTCCCTCTTGAATCCAGCTAATGCGATTTCTAAACGCGTCTCAGTACTATTTACCTGAATTACATTATAAGGTGGATAATTATGTGTTGATTCGTTGAATACTCTGTTGAAGTATTCATCCATTCCAATAGAATTCTTTGCAATTCTATCCATCAACTGGTCTAGATTCGCAGCGTTATACTTTGCTAAGTTAGTCATTTGTAGCTCTCCTAAAAGCGAGATTGCGTTGTGTGGACCCTTACGGCATCCAATACTAATTATACAAGATAACAAAAAAAGAGGTAGGGGGTAAACCCTACCTCTATGGGTGTTCCGACATTCGTAGAGTCTGCACGAAAGACTCAATATTATTTATTGCTTTCCCTCTTCACCCTTACCTTTCTTACCAATATTATACTTTTGCTCCAAAGTCCAGTCATTCTTTTCTTTGTAAGGAAGAACCTTGATTTGATTTAGAGGAGCAATGTCCAGAATAGTGTCTTCCTTTACAACACTAATCAGACCCCAATCAACCAACAGTCTGGTAATACGATTTCTTCTTTGAACATCATTGACAGTCAGATTAGCATACTTGCCATCAAGAGCAAACAACTCTTTGAAATGGACAATATAGTATTTACCCTGCTTATGTAGAATATGGCAGGATTGATATAGCTTCTTTTCTTTACGTGATGCCACACCAATTCTAGTCAGGGTTTCACGTACTTTCAAGAAGTCATCAGGTTCATTCAATTTGATCTCAATCATTTTATCTTGAGACCAACTAACCTGAGGTTCAACAGTTTGTGTCATTTTGTACCACCAGTATCAAGTCGTTGTTTGATGAATTCGATTTGCTCATTTGATAAAACTTTCAGAGCCTGAGATGCTTTTTCATTACTATAACCATAGTATTGTTTTACACAATCTAAGTCTGTGACTTTATCCTTGCGAATCCAGGGAGAGAATCTCTTCCTTTTTCTCAAGATATTTATATAAAACTGATATTGCATATCTTTGTCTAGGAAATGATACTTATTCATCTCATTAGCAAACAATATACAATCAAGATGCCCAGAGAGACACCTATTGACAATAAAAGCAGGATACTCTTTTGCTAGATGTGGTTCCTCATCAAGAATATTAGTTTTGCTGAAATTAATTGAGTTCAGCCAGTCCTTCAGTTCCATAATTAAAAAGTAATAGTTCCTTTCTCTTCTTCTGTTCTCTCATATATTCACCCACGGAACGCATAGTGTAGGTATGATCAAACTCTGCTGCATTCCAATTGACAAATCTATCTTTGACAAGTTGATCAGAATTATAACTTATCAATTGATCCATATCAACTGAGTTGCAGACATCAGCAAAAAGATCATGGTCAAACCCCTTGTGCATATTGCCCTTCTTTCCATAGATATTGTCTTTAATATCATAGGGTGGATCAAGATATACAAATGCACCTTTGTTGCCATCCATCAAATAATCATATGAGTAATTGGTAATATTCCAATTAGCAATAATCTGAGAATAACCAGGCAGTTTATTGATGCCCCTCATAGAAAAGTTTCCCTCTGATGCTGCCTTAGAGAATGATGAACTCTCAGTCAATCCAGAAAAAGAACACTTATTCACAATGTAAAAAGAAACTGCCCTCCAAAAATTATCTTTCTCATCAGAGTCAAGATATTCCTTTGAAGCAAGAAACAAACCTTTAGCAGAAATTGGTTCAGGATTCCTATACTTTAGTTCTACAAGTTTATTTCTCATTTCTGGACCAAACATCTGGAGTTGTTGCCAGAAGTTGACCAATGGTTCATAAAGGTCATTGACCCATACTTTCAACCCAGGATTCTTCTTAGTAACATAAATGGCAACACTACCACCACCAAGAAATGGTTCTCTGAACTCATCATAGTTTCTGAGTTCAGGAATATAGGGAGCAATCTTTTTACAAGCACGTGACTTGCCACCAGGGTATCTAAGGGGTGTCTTGTGTGATTTCATAACCATTGTTTAGTTTATCAATATACTGGTAAATTAAAGACCAACCAAATTCATAAGTGTCACCATTCTCATCCTGAAGATAAAAAGGAATATCAGGATGAACTCTTTTCATCTTGTAATAATGATTGATGACATTATAATCATCATCAATATATCTTTCTAGTTCTTCT